ATTCATTTCCAAATCCAATAGAATATTCTGCAAAAGTGTTTAAAGATACTCTTAAGTCTCTTCTCATTTGAAGAGTTGTGATATTTGAAGTTATAGATTCATGACTATCATCCAACAACTTTAAATATTTACTATATTTGAACCTAGCTCCATAACGATTTAACTCTGTAGACTCTGAATATTTCTTTACATTTGACTGAACTATATTGGAAACATAAGAAGAACTTTGAGCTAAGTTTGTATTATAGTAAATTTTTGAATCAGTTTCTATATAAAGGTATTTTAAATCTAATATCTCTGGAACTATTCCAGCTACTGCATATTTCTTGAGTTTTAATTTTATATTTTCTTTAATTAAATTTGGCAAAAAATCACCAAATCTTGGTTTAATACTTATAAAAACTTTTCCGTATTGTGGAGGAATTAAATCTTCCCCACCAAAAACCGAAATAGATTCTGTCTCTGGATAAATTTTTGATGGAACTAAAGTTTCAAAATCATTTACGGTTAATGCTCTATTCTGTGATGCATATATTCTAGGAGCATATTTTTTGATAGATTCAATTGATTCTATATTTTCTCCACCTGATGCAGGTAAAACTGTAGTCAACAAAGAAATTCCAGAAGTGACTATGTATTCAATTGAATTTCTAACGTATGATAATCTTCCAGAAAAAGCAAATTGATTGATACCGTTCGCACTATCTCCATTTGAAGTAATATAATTTATAGTAACATAATTACCTTCTTCTAGTTTTTTTCCAAAAATTCCATCTCCAAATATAATTTCATATCTTTCATCTTCAATTTCTTGAAGAAAATAAACTTTTGAATCTCCATTAATATCAAAAAGACTATCCTGAAAAGAGTATTTTATAATTGATGTTGCTTGCTCATTATTCTTTACAGTTACTGAAATTAAATCTGTATCAATACCTGAATTTGGTAGTATAAATTTTTGATTTGGATTCCTTGCAGTGTGGATAAAATTGTTAGTTAGAAGAACACCCTCATGAATTGTAAGGTTTTCAAATGTGGCTATACCATCAACTACAGGAACAGTAACATCATCTAGAATGGAAAAAACAAAAGACTGATTTCCAAAGGAACCGGATGAAACTGCAACTGGTCCTTTTTTTAAGGTAATTGTTGCTGGAGCAGGAGTAATATTTGATGCATTAATAAAGAATGTTACTGTTGCTGATGCAGATTTTCTAGACCTTGGAATATATCCAATATTTCTTGCTAAAGAAACAACATTCTCTCTTAGAGTTGCACTATCAATAAACACTTCATTTGCAACCATGTTTGCATTATATGAAGTAATATAGGTATTGTATGCCAAAACATCAAGAATTGTTGAGAGATTAGAACCCTCAAAATCATAATCTGTAAAATTAGAATTTGCTTTTAAATAATCTTTAAGTGTTGTTTTTATCTGGTCAAAATCCAGATTTGAAAAGTTTATGAGTGGCATTTACCTAGTTGGTTGCAAAACAAATTGTAACTGCTGCGTTGGAACATCTGCTCCTATAATTTGATATATTATCAGCACATCAAAGGAATTATTATCGTAATCTGGATAAGCCTTTACATCAATTAACCTAACTCTTGGTTCATAATTTATAATTGATTGTCTAATTTCATCGACAATAATTGATGCAGAAATGCTATCTATATTTTCAAAAAGTGCTCTAGAAATTTTAGAACCAAAATTTGGATTAAAAAACTTCTCTCCGGGAAACGTAAAAACAATATTTTTAACAGAACGAGCAATCGCAGTTTCATTTTTAATAGCAATTAAATCACTATTCAGAGGATTACTCTGAAAAGTCATACTAATATCTTTAAAACCTTGACTAACTCGTTCTAAAGGCATTGATTATTATAAATCTATCTTATTTATTCATCATTTTTGCACTTCATAAAGAGGTTCTGTTCCATATTCCCAGTCATCATAGTCATCATCATTGCGAATTTGTGAATGAATTTCATTTTGAACTTGAAAATCATGTTTTTTTGGAGTTAGATTGTCATTTGCAATCTCTCTCAGCATTTTCTGGTCCATTTTTGCTCCTGATTAGTTAAAATCAGAACTTTTTACGGGGTTGCTATCCCGTGTGTTTATCATAATCAATATAATGAGAAATTTAGAGTCCAAAACGACCACGAAGGGCATTAAAATTTTGTTGAATTTCTGATGCCGTAAGGGCTCTGTTGTAAAAACTAGCACTAGCATACTTTCCAGAAAATGGAAAAGAACCATAATTACGAGAACCTAATAATAGATTAGTATTCCCATTAATTACAGAACTTTGAGCCTCACCTAATCTAGTTCCTGAACATAGTACACCATTACAATAGAATTGTAATCTTAAATTAGGAGACCAAACACCAGTTAAATTATACCAAGTGTTTGTTTGATAAACAAAGTTTGCATAGACAACATCGTATCCAAATCCATTCCTTCCAACTCCACCCCAAACTGCAAAAGTAAAATAATCTGCGTTTTCTTGGAACATATAGAATGTATTTGTTACGTAATTTGTTCCGTTTTCAGCAATACATTTAGTTGCTTTTACTGAAGGATTAATCCATACGTTTACAGTTAAACCTGTTAAAGAAGAACCTATTGTTGAAACTGGTCCGCAGTCAACATAATCATTGGTTCCATCAAATACAAAGTAACCATTATTACTACTATCAAAGGTAGGACCATTTGTAAGTGTTCCATTATTACCTTTACCACTCAAATCATACCAAGTAGTTCCTACTCCAGAATAAGATCTTTGACTAGCTGCATCAACTGCTAATATTAATCCATCTGTTACAATTCTTGGGTTATAACATATACCCATATCAAATTTGCTCCTGTGAAGAATTCCATTCAGTACTATTTAAAAAGATATCTTGAATTTCTTCGTATGTATATGGACCTTCTGAATTATCAATGTTTGAAATAAATGCTGGAGTATCACCATCCCATTTAATAAAGGTTTTTGTTTCATCAATAGTTTTTCTTAAAGTATCTGCTGAAGTTTCGCAAACTAGATTAAAATCTATTTTAGAAATTTCAGATGTTGGAATAATAAGATATTGCCTGTTCTCGTACATAATCGCAAAATGTCTTTAAAAATATTTAGAGTCCAAAACGACCACGAACTGCGTTGAAATTTTGTGATATTTGTTGAGATGTTAAAGCACTTGAATGAATCGTCAAATTATATAAACTTCCACTAAACAACCACCCAAACATATTTCCAAAACTCATTCCACCACCATCGTATATACTTCCAGATATACTAGGATCTTCAACTTGTCCCAAAAAGACTCCATTGACATAATATTTAAATTTAAATCCATTGTTTGTTCTATCAATTACCATTGTTCTATGGTAAATTACAGATAATTCTGTTTTATGAGTTACTGTACCTACAAAATATGTCCCTCCATTATTGACTTCTATTACAAAACCGGTTTCAAGAGAACCATCACCACTACTCATACCTCTGTTATTAATAGCCCCACCAGGATTTAAAACATAAGTTTGTATCCAAAAAGGAAAAGCAGATTTTGGATATACTAATGTTGTTGTTTTACTAACAGAAGTAATTGTAAAACTATTTCGAGAAAAAGTATTTTGTAATGATAAACTGTTCGAAATTACCAGAGTATCATTAGTTCCATCAAAAACTATTGAACCACCCTTCTCATCACTATAAGTTGGTCCGTTTGTAAGTGTTCCATTATTACCATTACCACTCAAATCATACCAGGTAGTTCCTACTCCAGAATAAGATTTTGTATTGGCTGCATCAAGACATAGAACAAGTCCATTTGTTATAATACTTGGGTTACATGCAATTGACATTATTTCTAGACATTAAAAAAGTGCTTAAACTATTTAAGCACTTTAAAAAAATTATTTACCTTGACCCCGGTACTTTTTCTTACGTCCATTACGAGAAGTTGCACTCAGTAATGTACGAGCAGAACGTCCTTGGCGAGTCTTCTTCGGTGCTCCGGGTTCGAACACCGTCTTATTCATACCACCACTTTTAGCCATAAATTTCCTCCATTTTTAAATCATTTGGTTCAATGTCTTCACCCGAGTAAAAACGTTCGGAGAAGTCTTGAAGAATCTCACTACAGTCTTCCATAGTGAGATTTGTATGAATTATATTACCTTTATAAAGAATATTATAAAGTTTATTCATCAGATAATGCGAGTTTTCTCATGCCCCACTCTAATACGAGGGTCGCACCAGATTTCAAAGCCCGCTTCTTTTGCATCAAGACAGAATGAAACGTCTTCGCCACACATATCCTGAACATTACCAGACTCAAAGACTTGCATCTTTGGAGCAAACCAAGGGTATTCAAGATTCTCAAATACTCCTTTTTTAATCAGAACCCAACCAAATCCAGTGTAATCTACAGTGAATGGTTTACGACGCTTGGAGATTGATTCAACAGTTTCATGATTCATGACTCCACCATTCTTGCGGAAGTCATCTTCTTCTAACCAGTGCGCGACAGAGGTTGTGTGACCATCCTCAGTTGCATACCAACCTGCAACAATTTCACGCTCAGTTTCATC